CCCGTGTACGCATTACGCGTACACGGGGATCATCGAGATGTCGGATTAACTTCCGACCAGTTTGGCCTTTAGGAGGTCAGCCTCCTACTGAGCCACAGTTGCACTTTGGGGGCCAGCCCCCTTTGTGCAAGTTTTGTTTTGTAATTAAATTTATTCTTTTGTGCAGGTATCGACCGTGTTAAACCAACGGTCACTGACCTGAGAAGGTCATAAAATACATCTAACCAACCACTTTGTGATCGAAATCAGAATAAAACCTTATAAAAATAAATCTGATTCTATGTATTTTGTTTTGTCAGTCTGTAGCTGACACTCTATGTTTATATGTTCGCAAGGCTACTAACTAATCACTGGGAAGCCTAATGTCCCAGGGATTTGAAGCTGTAATCAACAGCAATAGGTTTTCATTTCCCTATCAATTAAATGACTCCGCTTGGGAGTGCTTGAATAGCAACCAGGCTAAGCGCATGCGGGAAATCGCATGCCATCCTTCGGGGAACGCCTTTGGGTAGGGCCCCAACCCCAGACGAGACTCAGTTGCAAGCGTATGATGAGTTGTTGTCAGGCAGTCTCGCTCATGAATTTGAGTTTAGAGACCTGATCGCAATAGTTGTGCTAACTTGTGAACGGAGGACGGCCGCTTGTGTCCGCGGAATAACGTCCAATGATGTTCCTGATTAAACTCTCTCTCTTTATTGAGATTGAGCCAAAGGAGCTGTGTCGACTGTTAAAGATTTATTCTTTGCAGGACACCTGCACGGAATGATCTTTGACTCGTCGTTTTCACCACCATGAAAGATGAGTCGAGGATTTACTAATCGTGCCACCCAAATCCAAAAGTTGAAACTGTCGAAGCAAGGTTCAACTGCCTCTAAGGGGGTAAATTATTGCAACAAATGCGAGCGCCGACGCCTTAAAAAGCAAAAGTGTGAGCGCAACCCGGTATGGGATCTTCCACCGATGTGCCTTATTTATATTTGGCTTGTTGTGTGTGGAGCTTTCTACCAACCTGATGCAGCCGATTGGTTTCTCCAGTGGGTAAGATTCTTTTCAAAGATTCTTTTCTTACTTGGAGTGACTATTGATTGTGTCGCCCTAATTCGCTCGTGGTATCGAAGATTCACCAGACCAGTTCTGGAACCTCAGATGGGATTCATGCAAATGGACCCATATTTGAAGGAAGCCATACAAGTTTGGTGCCTTTTTGAGAGCCTTCGTGATTCAAAGACTAAACGTGGAATGATTGCTGCGATTACTCAATACATGCAAGCACATGTCAAGGAGTCGCTGCCGTTGTATATTTACAGACAGTTAATGAAGATGGACTATATCACGGATTGGTCTAGCGATGATGGAACCGCCCGTGTGGAAGAAATGCTTGAGGAAGCATTTGGAGCTGATGCACTTCGCGAAGCTCATGATGAACTTTTTGTATTGGATACTCAAGATGGAGACACTGAGAGCATTCCGTGGCATCAAGCCATGGACAAAGCTTTTGGTAACTGGAAAGAGTTCCGCACTTCCACTATTGCCAAGAAATTTACACACCTCATTAATGTCATTGTATCTTCTGGTATGTGTGCAACCGCAGATCTCACTTTTAAAATGGGAAATGTATCTTTGTTCTCACCTATCGTTTCGAAGAAGCAATTGGCTGCAGGAGATGTTTTTGAGGCATTTTATGAAGCTGTTTCCGGCTTTATGAAGGGCGGATGGCGAGTTTTCCAAACTGGAGAAGTTTCAGCCTTCTTTATGGAGGACGACAAAGTCTCTGAGTTTGATCGTATGTATAATGAAATTAGGTCTTTCCATGGATATGCCTTAGCAGGTAATCTTAGGGAATACACTGATATCGACGACAACGAATATGAAGCTCGCTTGAAGAAAGCAATTGAATTTGGTGACAACCTTTTGAAATTCATCAAGGGAAGTCAAACTTTCGAAAGGAAGTATGTCTCTGATCGCATGGATAGGTTGAGAGATAATGAAACTGAATTCACACAGTTACGAACTAGGGGTGGCTTACGAGTCGCCCCGTTTGCGGTCTGTTTGTTCGGACAATCTGGATGCGGAAAGTCTAGTCTGACGAATTTGACTGTGAATGCAGGCTTAATTTACAATGATTTGAGCGCTGAAAAAGATCGCATTGCCACTTGGGCAGACAATGACAAGTTTGCTTCGTCGGTTAGATCACACATTAACGCCATCATTTTTGATGACTTTGCCAACACTAAGGAAGATTTTATGGATTTTTCTCCGGCATACCGTTTAATTCAAGTCATCAACAATATCAAGTACTTAGCTCCAATGGCGGACGTTTTCCTAAAGGGGAAGGTGTCGTTGAATCCCTACTTTTGCATTGTTTCCACTAATGTCGAACATTTGAATGCTGCAAAGTATTCCAATGAACCTGAATCTGTTTTGCGACGTATGTACCATGTCAAGGTGGAACCCAAACCAGAGTGCTGTGAGAATGGAATTTTGAATAAAAGGAAAATTGAATCCCTATATGGGAGGACGTCGTGTCCAGACGCATGGTATCTGACTGTGCGATCGTATGCCGCGCGCAATAAGCGGCATGTTGATCTTACGGCTATGACTCCAGTTGAGTTTGAGGGTAAAAGACTTGAGAGGGTCTCTGTCAAGGAGTATCTGAGATGGGTTCAAGTAGAGTCTAAAAGACACTTTACAGAAGAAGGACAATATTTGGCCAATCAAGAGGCGATTCCCAACAAATGTGAAACGTGTTCTATGTTGTATTGTGATTGTCCATCGGTGTTGAAACCAACTTCTTGTGGAAATGAAAATGTCACATATCTGCCAAGAATGGATGATCGCTGTAATGCGAATTATTGCACTCGCTGTGAGGCCCACCATAAGGATGAAGCCCCCGTTTTGGAACCACATACTGGTGAATGGGAGTATTATTCTGGTAGAACTCGAGGGTTTTTCCACCGACGTGCGGAGAACTTGCAGAGACATTATGAGCGAGCTTTGACTTCTTCGATTCTTGCCACAAATGCTGTGTGCGTGTGGTGGGAGAAGCTAGACTTCATGCCTGAAAGTTGGATTTGTCATCCCAGGGTTCTGAAGTTTGGTCTCTTCTTTTGGAGAGAAAACATAAAAAGGTCGCTTATTTCTGGAAATAGCTTCTTCGTGTTCACCATGATTGCACTAATGTGGTCTTTCCCAAGACTGTCACTTCTGTGGTTGTCTTTGACTATTTTTATGTGCTACTGGTACACGTGTGCCACCATCCAAACTTACAAGAAGATGGTCCGCAATAGGATACTTGAATTGAAAGATGTGGTGCGTACCTACACTCAACAGTGGCAGTCCAAATACGCCATCATTGGGTTAGGAGCTATAGGAATCATTCTTGCAACAATGAGGACAAAGTATACAAAACTTAATGTTCAAACTGGTCTGAATCCTGAAAACATTGGAGAGGTTGATGAACGGAATGACCGAGTTAATCCTTGGTTAGTTGTTGAAACCGTCCCCCTTCCAATGTCTGAACCTTCTAAAACTACCACCTCTGACAATCTGGCCTCTTCAATGAAGACGAATCTAGTAGGTGTGGTTTCTGACAAGAATAAAACAACTCTTGGATTTTATATAACATCGAATTTTATGCTCGTTCCAACCCACTTTCTCCGCGAACATGGAGATCGTGATGTCAGCATCAGGTGTTATAAGACCGAACCAGGAAAAGTAGGAAGTTATTTTAAAGACAAGATATCGAAGGCATTTCGAGTAGATATTCCCTTAACCGATTTTACACTTTGTTTCGTCACGAGTGGAGGATCAATGAAGGACTTTCGAAAGTTCTTGCCTGAGGGAAACGTTCTGAAGAGAACTCCTGCTAAACTGGTCACTCGCGAGATTATGGGTTCATCACTACAAGCTATCCCTATGTTATTTCGAGGAAGCAGTCGAGTTGCGCACACCCAGACAACTTTTATGGGAAGTTATTATGACTTGCCCATCGAGACGCAAGCTGGGATGTGTATGTCTCCTGTTATCAGTGATGCAAAGGGATCCATGATTCTTGGTTTTCACCTAGGTGGTAAAGGAAAACTCGGTGGTTGCGGCACACTCACTGTCGACCAGGTTAACCATGCCATTGGTGAGTTGTCTACTGTTGATGGTGTTGTTTTGTCTGCTTCGTGTGGGGATTTGATTCCTAATATGGGCGATTTTCCAACGGAAACGTTTGGTAAGTCTATTTTCGAAGGAGCGGAAATTCATATGAAGAGTGCAACACGGTACCTCACAGAAGGAGCTTGTATTGATGTGTACGGAAAAACAAGTGGAAAGGCTACGCCCCACAGCAACGTCTCGCCTACGATGATGTCTGACGCCGTCGAAAAAGCATTTGGAGTTCCCCAGAAATGGGGTCCTCCGAAGATGAAGGGAAAAGGGAGATTCCCTTATCAAGCTACACTTGTTCATGCTGCTATTCCAAGTTTGCCGATTGGAAGTGTTTTGGCTAAAGCTGTCAGGTCCATGAAAGAATTAACTACTGGGCTAAAGCAGAAAATACCAGAACTTTTCAATGCGAAACCATTGTCGAGAGTTGCCACAGTTTGTGGATTGATTGGAGTCAAGTTCATTGATGCCATGAATTTCTCATCTTCCCCTGGTTTTCCGTTGTCTGGTTCTAAACACCCACTTTTGGTTGATTTGGATCCCAAGGATCATCCAGAAGTCGGCAAACCCCGTACTTTTGTTCCTGCAGTGTGGGCGGAATTTGAAAAGATTGTTGCCATTCTACGCGAAGGCAAGAGATGTTACATGATTTGGAAGTCGTGTTTGAAAGATGAGCCTACAAAGTTGACAAAGGACAAGGTGAGAGTATTTCAAAGTGCTCCGTTAGTCTTGCAGCTTCTGATAAGGATGTATTTCCTTCCGATTGTTCGAATTATTCAGATGAATCCAATTCTTTATGAGTGCGCCGTAGGCGTAAATGCTGAAGGATTGGAATGGGAAGAACTCTGGGAAGCCGCCATGAGTAAAGGTAAGAACAGAGTGCTAGCTGGAGATTATAGCAAGTATGATGTTCGTATGCCTGCACAGATTACGATCGCTGCTTTTGACATCTTGATTGATATTGCAGAAAAATGCGATGGATATACTGCAGAGGATATCCACCTGATGAAGATGGTTGTACATGAGGTTGTGTATCCGGTAATGGCTTATAATGGTGATTTAATTCAACTGTTTGGAACTAATCCTTCGGGACAGAACCTCACAGTGATTATCAATTCCTTGGGTAATTCCTTGTTGTTGAGGTGCTGCTTTTTCTCAATTTATCCTGAATTGGACTTCAAGGAACATTGTTCTTTTTTGACATATGGAGATGATGTCATCGGAACTGTTTCTAAATCGTGTGGCAAGTTTACTCACATCACATATGCCGAGTGGCTAGCAGAACATGATATGAAATTCACCATGCCAGATAAGGAATCTACTCCAACGCACTATATGACGGAAAGTGATGTAGATTTCCTGAAGCGCAAGTGCGTGTTTAATGAAGACTTGGGACAAAAAGTTGGACTTCTTTCAGAAGAGTCGATCTACAAACGTCTTCATGCGCATTTGCTTTCAAAAGAACTTACTCTAGCCATGCACAGTGCTCAAAACATAGAGAGCTCTTTGCATGATTGGTTTTATTACGGTCGTGATGTTTTTGAAGATCGTAGGAGTAAGCTCCGTCAAGTTGCACAGGATTGTGAAATCGAACACCTGTGCCCCGCCCTTGAAGTTTCTTATGACAAACGTGTCAACCATTGGCGACATAAGTACCTTGGTGAGGAACTAGAAGAGGAGGAAGAAATCGTAGGTTTGGAATAGACACCTTAAGTCTGTTCGCCCATTTTGGTGGACTGGGTGCTACGGCAGAGCAAAACCACTTGTGTATATATGGTTACCAAATTTATGTATATTTTGTATTGTTTTTGTATTTAATTTAGGCTTTGTACATATAAGCATCCCACTCTTGGGATACCCCTGTTTAGGGGAGAGATTAGCTATCTCATTGTAAATAATACCATTCTGCGCACTGAGCAATGTGCAGAAACTGTAAATATCGCTTACTACTGTTAATAATGTAAATAACGAAAATGGCTCGGTGGGATCGGCCAAAATGTATCCCACAACTTGGCATGTTTTGTGCAATCTCAAAGAATACGGTATTAATCCCAACAGGTTCGATAAATTGTTCCGTAAGCATAGGCATTCACTTGGTGAAAGGATTTCATCCTTAGACCGAGTTCCAATTAAGCCTCTCGATCCAAGCGATTTAATGGGATCGATAGACTCGGCTTTTGAAATGTTGTCTCTCAAAGATGTGGAGAGAACAATTCCAAGGCCTAGGAGTCTTAGCCGTGTAACTGAGAAAGTTATACCACCAGAGGTAGTACTTGAACCTCAGAGTGGTACTGAATTTTCTGTTTCTTATGCTCCAGATTCTATAAAGACAACAAATCTTAAGTTTTTGGATGATGTCTCCCCGAACATGTACGAGGTCGTCAGTTCTATGGATGAAACTCGTATGGGGGAAGATACAGGAGATGTCAGTTTGGGTGAGTTCTTCGCACGCCCAGTTAAAATTTACGAAGAAGAATGGGGAACAGGTCTGGCTTTGGCCGATTCCTTTGATCCCTGGTCACTCTTTTTCAACAACAAGAGAGTTGTTAACCGTATTGCCAACTTCAATTTGTTGCGATCAAAGCTTCATCTTAAGGTTGTGTTGAATGGTAACGGATTTCAGTATGGAAGAGCCATCTTGGCTTATAATCCAATTGATGCACTCGATAGTTTTGCACCGTCCACTCTTGTGGACCAAGATATTGTGCAACTGTCTCAACTCCCGCATCTTTACTTGAATCCAACAACTTCTCAAGGTGGTGATATGGTTCTGCCTTTCTTTTACCATCTTAATAATGTTAAACAAGCCACCGCCGATTACGATCAGCTTGGTTTGTGTTTGTTGAAATCAATCAATGTTCTGAAACACGCAAATGGTGCGTCAGACAAAGTGACAATTTCTATCTTTGCGTGGGCTGAAGACATTACTCTTGCTGTGCCCACTTCACTCGACAATCCACAACTTATTCCACAGTCTGGAGAAGTCGATGAAGCAAATATGAAAGGAGTGATTTCTAAACCGGCTACTGCCGTTGCTAATATAGCACAGATGGCAAGTACTATACCCGCCATAGCTCCATATGCGAAAGCTACTGAAATGGGAGCGCGTGCTTTAGCCGGAGTCGCTTCTGCATTTGGTTACTCTCGTCCTGCCGTGACCAAAAATCCAGAACCCTTTAGAAATTTTCCAACATCATCGTTAGCTCTGACAAATGTACCAGATAATGCTCAGAAGCTTACTGTTGATGACAAGCAAGAGTTGACCATTGATCCAAATGTCTCTGGTGTTGCGTCAGGAGATGTTTTGGACATTAAATCAATTGCTGGCCGTGAGTCTTATTTGGCCACTTTTGATTGGGCTGTTGGTACAGCCCCCGACACATTGCTGTGGAATAATAGAGTCACCCCTGTGATATGGAACGAATCAGGTACGCCAACTGCATATCATTTGCCTGCGTGTGCAATGGCAGCATTGCCATTTACATACTGGACTGGAACCATGAATTTCAGGTTTCAGGTTGTTGCTTCCAATTATCACAAAGGTCGCTTACGTATTTCATATGATCCCAACTTTTTCGACGCGCAGACTGAGTTTAATGTCAACTATTCTCATATTGTTGATATTGCTGAGAAAGTCGATTTCACGGTTAGTGTTACCAATGGTCAAGATGTTTCTTTAATTGACCACCACTTTCCTGGTATTCAGTCTATGACAGAAACCTGGAGTACTACTCGGTACACGGCCAAAGAGGAAGGGAACGGAGTTTTGCAGGTGACTGTTCTTAACGAACTCACGGTACCCAACTCAGTTGCAAACAATGACATTCAAATCAACGTGTTTGTCAGTGCTGGTGATGACTTTCAGGTTTTTGTGCCTGATGATTACTACCAGTACATGACTTTGACTCCGCAAAGTGGAGAGGTTGATATGGGTGTCGCTGACGCCAATCCTCTTGATAGTGAACCAATGCATACCGAAAGTGAAGTCCAAGATCTCAATGGGCAACAGATTATAACTGATAAGTTGAATCTTGTGTACACTGGAGAGAAAATAACTAGCTTTCGGACAATGCTCAAGAGATATAATTTGCATACTACAGTTGCTGCTGATTCTGGATTTTCCCAGATAATCTCCATGGGTATGAACTCGTATCCGTATTTGAGAGGTGATGTAAATGGCGCAATTCACACCACATCAACATTAGCGCCATACAACTATTGCAACACTGTCTTGATCCACTGGATTACAATGGCATTTGCAGGGTGGAGAGGATCCATACGTTGGAAAGTTTTGCCCCTTTACGAATGGGAAACACTGAATGGACAGTGCGAACGAGGGGGTATTAGACAAGGCGCACAGTACTATTTCAGTGTTGCTTCTCCCCCTGCCACCTCTTCAGAAAGTACCGTAGCATACAATTCAGTAGCTCGTATTGGCACCACTCCAATTAATGATCGTCCCCTCGCTGGGAAGATGGGAATGGTATACGCCAATGGAACTGTAAATCCTTGTATGGAAATAGAAGCCCCATTCTATTCACCAGCTAGGTTTGTACCTGGACGAGTTCAAAATTGGACTGGTGATGTGGCACAAACTCGCTACAATGAATGCCTTGATTTTCGCATCTTTTGTGAATCTTTTACAGCGGATGAATCTGTGCTGGCATTTTATTGTGCAACTGGAGAAGATTTCCAAACATTCTTCTTCAAAGGGTTACCAAGAATGTACTATTCTGGTACTCCTCCGCTACCCAGCTAGGTAGCGAAATTTTTAAAGGTTTTAAGAGCCGGCCTCATAAAGAGCTCTACCTATCTGTGGTCGATAGGGTCTCACTTTTGTGAGATGGACTACGCCGAATTTAAACTTATGATCAAGTTTTTCCCGGTAGTCAGTCCGGTTTTATTGATCACACTTTTAATTAGCGTAGCCCTACGAGGTTTGGTAACAAACCTTGCATAGGCATAGTGTACTATTTTTGCGACTATGCCTGCGCTGGGCCATCAATG